TCTTTTAACTGCTCTTGTTCATTTACCTGTTTAATCTGTCCTTTTCTTTGCTCAATTAAACTGTTTTTAAAATCTAATTCATTCTGAAGCCTATAAGCTTTATCAACATCATCTAATGATTTATAAACTCTATCACCTTTGCTATTTACGGTGTATTGTGTTAAATGTTCAATATATTGTTTTAAAAAGTTAACCCTCTTTTTATAGTTTTCTAACTCTTCTTCTAATTTTTGAATAGTTGCTAGCATTGTTTAGTTATGTTTTATAAGTTCTATTTTTGCATCTTCTGGGATACTTCCAATGGCTATTTGCCATTGCATTAAGTCCTCACCAATATTTATTAATTCCTCTTCATTATCTGTTTCTTTGTGTACTAGAAAATAGTAATCTATATCCTCTTCCATAATTTAATATTATGAATCATTTTCTATGCTCACAAATAATGTTACTATCTATTAATACTTTAAAGCCTAACTTTTGCATATCAGTAAATATAAAAGTATCACTAAATGCCCTTTTGTTAAGTTCTAAATCTACTCTAAAATAAACCAGTTCTAAAGCTTCTCTTCTAAATAAAGTACATCCTATTCCTGTTGCTGTTATCTTTGCATCAGGGTCTACTAATATTTGATTAAGAGGTAAAACACCTTGCCCCATAATATTAATACCATGAGAACGCTCTAATATCTTTTCACTTCTTACTGCTCTATAATCACTAGTAGATGTTAAGCACAATGTAGGCTCACCTCTCATAATCTCATAAGTACAAGTAACTGCACCAGCACCAGAACATTCCGCATAGCTCACAAGCTTTTCTAATATGCATTCACCTGTAAATACATCAGATTCAATCATCATTAAATAGTCATAATCACCATTTAAAAAGTATTCTCTTATAATGTTTTGATGTCTGGCTAACTCTTCTCTAAAGTCACCGTTTAATTGCTCATGAATAGCTTTGATACCTCTTTTATGGAACTCTTTAACATGGCTCTTATCCTTGCTGTTGTCTACTACAAAAATATCATACAATGGATAGGTAAAAGTAGTTATCTGCTTTACAAAATCATCTAAACAATAATCCTTAACTGAAGATGTAGGAAAACCTATTAGTATTTTAGGGTAGTTCATATTAGATTTAAAATAAACATTGAGAATATTGAAAACATAATTATTAAAATTGAAATAAAATCTCTGTTAGTCATTTTGTTTGTTTTTAAAGTTTGCTCTAATATAATAAATTTTTAAAACATTTATAGTCTATCTAACATTTTATCAATTAATCCTTCATCATTATCAAAATCTACAATTTCCGCCCATTGTTCTTTTGCCTGAAAATGAATAATTGATATCTGTATAAAGCTGGGTGTTATCGCTACTATTTGATAGTTCTTATAAGCACCATAAAACTCCCAATGAAAAAAAGCACAAGCTTCTAAAATCTCTTTTAAAAACTCTTCTTTATTCATCTTTTACGCTGCTTTTTCATAGCGTCATCATGAGCCTGTTGAGTTAGTTCAGCCTTATAAGTTTCCTCTGCTGTTTCTATGCTAATAAATTCTAACACCTTCCAAAGATTTGTATCATAAACACTATCTAAAGGGGTTTTGTTTTTCTGATTGAAAATACCCTTTTGAGCAATCTTATAAGCTTTATTTTGCCAGTAAAGATTCTTAACAATAGATTCACTTTTCGTTCCTGTGCTTTTGCCTTTTTTTCCATCAAAGATGTTAGCATAGACTTTTGTAATTTGTTGATATGCTCTTGCAAAAAAAAATACCCTTTATACGCTTCAGATATTTTAAGATTCTCAAAAGCTTTTGCCCTCATTTCTATAACATCTTCATTATACTGTTCATCTTCTGTTTCTCTAAATAGTATTGCTGTGATTCTACTTAGATAATTCCATTTTCTATATTGCTTAGATTGAAACAAAGAAGACAATGCTTGTGATTCTGAAAAGTGTTTATACGTAGCACCGCCTAACATCTTTTCAATACCTCCAGATGTCTTAACAGATTTAATTAATACGTATTGTGTTTTGTTTAAAGTGATAACATCAGAAGTACCTATATCATCCTGAGAAGGCTCACCTAAGAACTTAGCAACTAGATTAAATATTTCAATAAGGCTTAACTCATCAGCTTTATTTACGCTTATTTCAGATTCTAAAAACTTTCTAGGTATATTGCTGAACAGTTCTATCCAATCAATATAAAAGCCTAGTAGTTTAGAATCACTTACAGGTTCATCTTTATCTGAATAGATGTAATTAGATAACCATTTAGGCATAGCATTAATGTAATCTTGTGCCATGCCCATATGTTTAATAGTGTTATCTTTCCAATCGTTTCTAATGTAGTGTGGTTTATTTAGGATAGTTACTTTTAGCATTATTGGATAATGTTTCTAGCAATAAATATTAAATCTTGTTTTACTTTGCCTAACCTAGCACAAGCAACAGTACTTAACTGCTTATTACGTTCTTCTAAAATTGTTTTATCAATAAACTCTGCTATTTCATTTAGCTTATCTTTTAACTCTACTTTAACAGGCTTCTTAGCCTTTGCTGCTGGCTTTTTAGCCTTTACTTCTTTCTTTTCCATGTTATAAATATAATAAAATTTTAAAAAGATTATAATTGCAACCTACGGCAGTCGCTCAAGCTCAATTATAAAGGCGTTGTAAATAATTAAATGCTTTGAGATAACGCAATCAAAGACTTACCAAAAAACAAAGCTTCTTCTTTTGTTAATTGAAACATAATTGTACACTCTTTTTTATAGTCGTAATGTTCTAACCACATTCCTACTGATTTCTGCTCCTCATCACTATTATCAAATATCTTTAACTGAAAATTTTTACCCTTTTGTAATTCTTGGATAATTACATCAGCATTATCTATCATTATCTCGTTTATGTAAAGTATTGTTTTCATTATTTAAATGTTATTTGTGAATTATAGTTTATTTATGATTTCTTAAAACAATCGCTCTTAGGCTTAATATCAATAAGCTGTTTAATATCATCCTTACTTAACTGGCTGTAAATACTTCTAAGCTCCTGAAAATATCCTGATGGCTCATGCTTATATTTACCATCTGTTAATAATCCTATTCTCCTGTAATTAGATACCTCTAACCTAATTAGTTTATCTAATAAATAATCTTTGCTGTTAATGTTCATTTCTTAAATAGCTTTTTAATAAATAAATAAACCTTTTCACAAAAAAATAAACAGCTTGTAAATATGGCTAATATTAATAGCAGAAACATAAAACAGTTCTCATGTTTAATCTTAAATCTTTTATCTTTTTTCATTGTTAGTTAGTTTGTTTGAATAACAAATATAATAATAAAATTGTAATACAAAAGAAAAAGTTATGCAACTGCTCTAACTGACTTCTTAGCAAGTTCAAAATACTCACGCATCATAAAACAATCTGCATAATCTGGTGAGCGTCCTATGCTCTCTTTTATCTTATCCTTTGCAATTATACCTAACCTGTTTTCATCATTATCAGGATTAGCTTGTTTAATACTTGCAAGCTCTTCTTTTAACTCTTGCCAGCATTTATTAGCAACATTAGGAGCAATGTAAATACCATAATCATTAACCCTCTCAGCACTCTTAAAATAACATTGAGCCTTTAAGTTTTTATAGTTTTCATTTTTAAACTTATTAACTATTGCTTTAGCGTTATTGGTAAATCCTTTTGAGCCTTTTAAGACATCAACAGCACCACCACCTACACCATCTTGGTCAAGTACTATATTACTCCTAGCAACATTATACTTATTTGCCATTTGTCTAATAGTCAATACAACCTCATCAATACCTGATTTATCGATTATATGAATATCTGCTAATACAAACCCTTGCCAAACCATTATAACAGTCTTATCAGCTCCAAACCTAGCAACATCACAAGTAATAAAAGCCTTTCCTTCAGGCTGTATAAATTCATTAGTAAGTAAGTTATCTAAACCGTCATCTAAATAGATTCTATTAGGGTCATTGTCATAATCCCAATTACCTAGTAAAAGCCTTTCCTTTTTAGATTGGTCTTTAATAGATTTAAGGTTAATAATATACTCTTTATCTATGTATGGGTTATCAGTTACATAAGCTTCTATAAATGCCTGTGAAGATGGTAATTTATTTGCTCTAAATGGCTGTATAAACTCTTCATACATCCAGTTCCTTTTTGGATTACATGTTATAAGTAACTTAGGTAGTATATTGTATTCGGTATTGTACCACCTACCTATTCTGGTTCTAAGTACATCATAAGCACCAAAGTTTATTTCTCCACCCTCTTCAATCCATCCACCTGTATATTCTAATGAACCAAACCTTTCATACATTGGGTCTGATGGCTTATACTGTAAATCTAATAAGTCTATTCTTGAGCCATTAGGAAATTCAATAAAGTTATCCTGTCCTTGATACCTCCAGAAGTCATGAGGTAAATTGTGATGCTGTCTTACTTTTAATAGTGTTTGATATGTAGATGCTCTTAACCTTTTAAGCTCTTCTCTACCTATAAACCATTTAGTTTTTGGATAGCGTAAACAGTTTACTAATAACCATTCACAGCCTAACCATGATTTACCACCACCAGCAGCACCACCATAAAGAGTTTCTTTAGTAATGCTATCATTTAGTTTATTGTATGCTTCATGC